AACACCGCCCACGTAGGACGAGGAGAAGCCATTGTTAAGGACCGAGGCCGCCTTGACCTGCTTCGTGTACGCCATAGCGCGAGCAAGAGCCTTCGTATAACGCTTGCTGAGCGAGTCGTACAGGTTGTCTTCAACCGCTTCTTCCGTGATGGAGAAGCCGAGAGCGATGGTCTCGTGGTTGTAACGAGCCGTCCAAGCTTCCTGCGCGTTGTCATACGCAATCGCTGAACCTTCGGCTTTCACCGGAGCAGCGGAGAATCCGCTCAGCTTCGTCTCTTCTTCAAAGGAACGCTCGGAAGTCTCAGTCTCGTAAATCTCCTTGTGTTCCTCACCATAGGACTTGTACTCAAGACCGAACAGGGCATTCAAGCCCGGAAGGAGCTCTTTGAGTAATTGTGCACGTGAAATAGCCATGTCTTAGAACTCCTATTAAACGCCGAGCGGGTTGTAGTAAGAGTGTCCACCAACGATCAGCGAAACGCTCGTCAGATACGGAGCGTTAAACTTCACGATTACCTCGGGGTAATAAACGGTACCACTCGACACAAACGCCGTGTCTTCGACAACATCAATGATACGCATCGGCAGCGAGCGCGTGACCGCAGCCGAACCGACTTCCAGACCCTGCTGAGAGTCGTTCGTCGTCGTGTTCAAGGTGTTCGCCACAAGAGCCACGTTCAAACCAACGCTTGAATACGTGAAACCCGTCGTGGTCGAAACCACGAGCGAAGCCGTCACGCCAACAGCCTTGAACAGGGTGTCCGGATCATCAGCCACGTACGCAACAATGTACGTACCAGCCTTGACCGCAGTACCCGAAATCCAAGCCTGCGAGTAGGTCGGTTGACCCGTCACAGAAGATACGAAGTTACAACCCAAGAACACACCAGCAAAACCGCCAGTGGGAGCCGTCGTCGTAGCCGTCGTTACTTTCACGGTGCCATCGGTATCAAACTCGACCGGATCGCCGTAACCAATGCTTGACGCACTGGAAGCAATACGACGTTGGCGAGTTGAACCGGCAAACACCTGCCCACCGATCAAATTGACCGGCTTCAAGCCATACGGCTTGTCAACAGTAGGATATGCCATTTGTCACTCCAAAAAGAAAATTATTTACCCTTGCCAAACGAGACCGTCGTCTTTCTCTCGTTAAAGAGCGGCATACGCTCGTCGTTCAGCCTCATAAAGTTGTTGTCTACAGACTGGATCTGAGCCTTTGCTTGCATCGCGTAATAGTCATCACGCTGCTTCATAAGTTCAGCCGGAGCCTTACAGAGCAACAACCCGCCGATCTCAATATTCCCTTTAAATCGGGAGTTTGGATCGCCTTGCATCATCAACTTGGGCTGGTCTTCGGCCTTTACAGGCTCCCAACCTTCCCGAAACTTTGCAGACGTATTAGAGGGGTCTGCTTGACCCATAATCGAAGTCCGAATCCAACGAAACACCCAACCCTCTTGCGGCTCCGGTTCAGGAAGCGTTTGGGGCGGGGTCCATTGTTGTTTGCGCTTAGTGCCTTCTCGGTTTTCGAGTTCACGAGCGATTCTATTTTCAGCCATTGTCATCTCCCAGTCTGATCAGTTCACGTGCGTACTGTTCGTTACTCAGCCCCAATTTTTTGGCAATTGCGACTTGAGACGGTGACAGGCGGACCTGTCGCGGCGCAGTTCCCCGCGTAGCTGGTGCTACAACAGTAGCTGGTTTATTGCGAGCGGGCTTTTGGGCCTGTCTCGTTTGAGGTTGTTCCTCCGCGTCTTCAAAAGACTCAGGGAAACGCTTCCTCATAGTCTCATCTATCTTGCGGTAATACTCGTCGGAACGAGGATCAACGCCCGATTTGACCAGTTTTTCGTGCAGGCCCAGCGCGAGAGCGGTCATCTCATCGTCGGCACCAAACCACCCGTTCTTTCTTCGCCATGCCTCCGCTTTTGGGTCAGAGACTGGCTCAGATTGTGGCTGGTACGCCGGAACCTGTTGATTCTCTTCTACACTCTCTTCTTGAATTTGTAAAGTCGGTTTGACCCGGGCGATGCTCTGAATCTTCAGTTTGGCATCCGTCAGAGCTTCTTGAGCTTCTGTAATCCTCGTCGAGTCGCCAGTATCGTAAGCTTGTCGCAGCCGCTCTTTAGCAGCACTTAACTCGTTATTAGCGGCCTTCTCAGCTTCTTGGACAATCGTGCGTTCGTTATTGCCAATACGCTGCTTGAGCTGTTTGTTCTCCTGTTCCCGAAGCTGAGCAAACCGTAAGGCTTCTTCACGCTCCCGCTGCGCCCGCTCCTTTTCACGGCGCTCGTCGTGCCAGACCTTTTTCATCTGGCGGAGACGCTCTCTTACCTTTTCGGAATACTCGTTCAGGTCGTCGTTTTCCAAATCTTCGACGATGTCTTTGGGCATCGGGGCCTTACCCCGGTCTTCCTTTGGAGTATCGTCTTCGATTTGAATGTCTAGCTCGTCGCTAACTTCTTGATTTGCTTGGGCTTTTTCTGCCTCCAGCTCATCAGGAAATTTAAATGTTTCTCGCTCTACAGCCATGTGGGATTACCTCAAGCTCTGCGGATTCCACGGGGGTCTTCGACCACCGCTTCCACCGTGTCGTCGTTGATGATGCGGAACTCACGTCCGTGGATAACCACCCGGGTTCCAGAGTAGGGGCGCACCAACACGAAGTCCCCTTCCTTACACCACGGGCCAGTCGGGAACCGGTCCTGATCCTTGTAGCAGAGGTCTCCCATCTTGATGACGAATAGGACGACCGTGGTCAGCTCTTCGGTACGGACAGTGTTCTCGGCTTTGATGATTCCCCCTTCAAACTCCTCATCTACGTGCGGGATGGCGCACAAGATTCGATAGCCTTTGGGGTCCGGCAGTAGTTTGGCTTTTGCCGCCTCTTCCTGCGTTTTAGTAATGTCGATGCTACTCATTCTTCCTCTATACGTTTTGCAAGGTCTTTAATGTGGTTTATAGCGAGGTCGAGACCCTGTAACGCCCCGCATAACCTTTTGTATTCACCCTCATCAAGTTTTCCCTGAATCAGGTTCTCAACAATCAACGTGCGCTCGTCCTTGAGTTTTGAGTCAAGGTACTCCAGAGCGTTTGAATAACTCATCGGCCACCTTTAGGTTGAACACTCTTGACGCGCTCAATGAGCGACTTCTCTTTGCTCTTAGCGATATCCACACCGACTCGTAGCCCCTCCATCTCCTGCTGAGCAGAGCGAGCCGCTTTGTCTTTCTCGATGTCCACCCCGAGTCGTGCCGCCTCAAGCTGCTGCCGCCCAGAGATCTCCGCCTCGCGAAGCCGGTTGGCATCTTCTTGTGCCGCCGCGTCGAGGAGGTCCTTCTGCTGCTTGCGAGCCAGCTCCGCCTGCTGAATCTGCGCGTCCATCTGCGCTTTCATCTGCTTGGTCTGAGCCTCCATCTGCTTGATCTGCAGGTCCATCATCTGCATCTGCACGAGCGGGTCTTGAGCCTGCTGCATGGCCTGCTGCATCTGAGCCTCTGCCTGATCCTTCTGCAGTAGTCGGTTCGCAGCCGCAGCCACCAACGGAGCCAACTGCGCCTCGATCTCCGGTGGCAGGTCGTAGTCCTCGTTCTCGTCCTGCGGCAACGGCGGAAGCGCCGCACCCAGTTGTTTCTCGATGTCTCTGCGATACTGGAACGCGATGTGCTCCATGATGTGAGCCTGCAGCGATGCCGTGATCTGCTGCGCCATCGGATTCTGCCCGATCATCTGCGCCATCTTCGGATCTTGTCCCAAGGCCATGTGCACCGCGATGTGTGCCTCGTGATCCTGATACATAAACGCCTTCAACGGCTTACCTGTCAGTGCATCCATGTTTTCGGTGACGGGGTCGCGAGGCGTCTGATCGTCCGGCATCGGAACCAGCTTCTCCGCATTTTTGACGCCCAACACCTCGATCATCTGACGATGCAGAAGCGGGAGGTTGTAGAGCTGCGGAGCAGACTGAGCTAGCTGAATGACAGCCTGATACTGCACAACCTTCTGCGACATTGTGGCCGCGTTCGGATCACTGACCGGGATGACATCCACATCATCGTAATCAGCCTTCTTCGCTCGACGATTGCCAATCTCCGGCTCGTAGCTGTACTCATCCGGCGTGTTATCCCGAATGATCGCTGCAAGGAGTTTGAACTCCTGCTTCATCGCGTAGTAGATGCGGGCCTGAACAGCCGACATTACTTTGAGAACGCGCTCCAAGATGGCGAGCGTCGTGCCGACCGGAGCCTGATTCGACATGTCGCCGATCTTGAGATCCGACACCGCCGCAAAGCGACGGCCTTCCTCAATGATTTTGTCGAGGAGCATCGAGAGCGTCTGCGACGGCTCTTTGTACGGCAGCGGCAGGATGTTGTCGCGGATCGCACCGCTTGGGATGTCTACGTCTCGGAATTCGCCCGGAGCAATGGGAGTATCGTCTCCCTTAATCCGCAGTCCTCTAGATTTGAGACCTCCCGGTAAGTTAGAGAGGGTTCCCGCGTCCACGAGCTGACGAAGGAGTGAGGTGGCAGCCTTACTGTGTCCCCCAATAAGGTGGATGAGACCGAAGTAGTAAAATCCAAAGCCCGGTATGTATCCGTAGTGGACGAAGTGCTGTCTTTTTGCTTTAAGCGGGTCATCCTCCCGCCAGTTTCGGCGGATGGCAAGGATAGTCCCTGTTCCTTTCTCAATCGTAATAACATATGGGAGAGCAATTCCCGTTTCATTATTGTCTTCATCGACATCTGGATACCCCGGCAAGTCTAGGTTCACATGCATCTCAAGGAGCTGGAACCGATCATCCATCGATGCTGAGAAGCCTTGATCCTCGGCCTTCTGCTTCTCAACCTCGTCCATAATTCGCATCGGCTCACCAAGATCAATGTCTCGGTAGAACCCTGCGTACTGCAACTTTCTCAACTCATTTTTCGTCTTCCGCATCCGGTGCGTAACACGCTCTGCGGTCTCGATGTTCGCCGCGCCGTACGGCACGATGATGTCTTCAGCCGGAATGTAAACCGCCGTTTGACGGGCGAGGGCCGGGTCGTAATACACTTTCTTGAAGGCGTTACCTGCCAAGGCCATGCTGAGCAACATGCGCTCGTGCTCGGGGCGGTACTCCGGCATCACCTCGGTGAGCTGATAGTTCATGTCATCAGCCACGCGAATCGCCGCGTCTTTCTTCTGCGGGGTTTCTTTGCCGACAATCTTCGTCTTCACCGGACCCATCGCCGGGAAGGTCTCCATGATCGTCTCGGACTGGAACTTGACCGCGCTCTCCATCAAGAGCGGGTGGAACACACCACACGCCCCCGGCCACGGTTCAGTCCGCTCTTCGTAACGAATACCTAGGATTTTGAGGCCCTTGATATAAGTGTCGAGCCAGTCCTTACGAGATGAGAGATCTTGCTCGCAGTGACCAATCAGATCACCCGCCAAGCTCTGCAACTCACCCTCGTTCATGTACTCGGCAAGGTTGTCATCAAACCCTTCCGAGCGGCTCTCCGCCTTCATCAACTCAATAACAACCCCATCCTCTTCGGATGGAAGCTCAATCTCGATCTCTACAGGCTCAATCTCAGCCGCGATCACCGCGATCCCTTGAGGAGCCTCCATCAAACTTTTATCAACGGCCATTTAAATTCTCCTAATAGAATCCGTTGCCCCGACTCCTCTTGAACCACTTTATTGACTCTGGTTCATCAGAGGGCAAACGGATAAACCCGCCTTGCCGGAAGCGAAGAAGTGCAAGTGTCGTAGCGTCCACCAAGTCGTCGTGGGTTCCGCTCGGGAAGTCGTTGCACTCCTCGACAACCTCCCATGCCCACCTGCGGTCGGGCACCCAGACTATACCCGCCGCAAAGAGGTCCGACACAGCATTAACTCGGGATATTTTGTCCTGACCCTTACCCGGGGTGAACTCCGAGATAGGGACGCCCATCCGCCGCATCTCTTGATACAGCGCCGCACCGTTGGACTTTTTCTCCACGATGAACGTGTCCGGGTTCCACTCTTTGTACTCCTCCAGCACGAGTGCCTTCAGATCCGGGAACTCCAGTCTTTGTTTGATGCTGTTGAGGAGGACGATGTTGTAGTTCTGGGTCTCTTCGTTTTTGAAGACACCCCACGTCAGAAGCGCGTTGTAGTCCGACCGGTTCGACTTTTCTTGGGCGGCGTCCAAGGACATGATGATGTGCTCACACTGGGGCGGACTTTCTGCCTCCCACACCTGCCACCATTCTCTCTTTATAAGAGCGCCTTCCTCGGAAGTCGGCTCCTGCATGTACTGGGCTTGCCAATACCGCACATCCATACTGGCCTTTTTGGCCAGCAATTCATCAATCGTCCAGAACTCAGGCCACAGGGGTTTTTCGTTCAAAATGGCAGGAAATTCCACGACTTCCCACTCATCCGCCCCCTCTTCTTTCGTCATGTGATCGACGATCTTGCCGGTCAGGTCCATCTTGCTCCACCGCGTCATCACTACGATGATCGCGCCACCCGGCATCAGTCGCTGGACCGGGCCTGACTGGAACCATTCCCAAGCCGGTTCAAAAACGTCTGCGCGACCTTGTTTAGCTTCCTGTTCTGAGTGGGGATCATCAATAATGAACAGATCAGCGCCTCGACCAGCAAGAGCACCGCCAACACCGATAGCAAAATACTCGCCGTTAAAATTAGTACCCCATCGAGAAGCAGATTTAGAGTCGGCCTGAAGCTCAACTTGGGGGAAGATGTCACGGTACAGGTCGCTCCCGACTAGGTTTCTGACTCTTCGGCCAAAATTCACCGCCAAATCGGCGGTATGAGAGGCCATGATCACCTTCTTATGGGGGTATTTGCCCAAAAACCACGCCGGAGCAAGGTAACTGATCATCTCCGACTTGCCGTGGCGCGGGGCGATGTTCACGATCACCCGTTTCTTCTTGCCTTCGGCGATTTCCTCGAAGATTTTGGCCAATTTCCGGTGGTGAGGGCCGACTTTGTACCCCGGATACACGTGATTGATGAAATCAAGGAAGGAATCTCGGCCCAAACGCTGCGTTACCTGCGTCTGATACTGCTTTAGCAGCTCGGCAACGCGCCTTTTCTCCTTATCCGGCATCGACGGCAAGGAGGCTTTCAGTTTTTGCAGGTTTTCGGCGTTAAGCTGCAGCATTGTCGTCACTAATGACGCGATATTCGATGCCTTCCAGCACCGACAACAGCTCTTTCTCCACCTCTTCAATCGGTTTAATGATGTGGGTGGTCTCGGTTCTCTTCTTAAAGGCGTCTACCCCGTCCACTTCGCCCAATTTAGTGAGGGCTTGGATGCGGGTTTTGCTATCGGAGGCGTTCTTGTACTCATCCAACAGGCAATTGACGACAAAACCCTTCAACTTGACGAGGTCATCGACCACCTCAAAGTCATACTGGGCCACCATTCCGGCCAGCACCGCCTTGGTACTGTCCCGTAATGCTGCGTAATTCGGCCTAGTTTTTGGGTTTTCGATCAGTTCTTTGGCAACTTTCTTGCCTTCTTCAATATCCGTGGGGTCGAACTCCAACGGCTCTCCCGTCATTACCGTGATATCGGCAATGGTCTGAGCGACGTGGTCTAGCTCTTGGCGGGGAGATAGTTCCGGCAACGCTTCGGAAGCGTTTTTAGGGAGGGCGATATCCTCTTCAATCTCGGGGACGTTCAGTTCCATCTCATCCATGCATGGGGTTTGGCCCAAGTTGGCGGATATATAGCACAAGAAATTGGATGGAACCAAATTTAAATACCGGGGGTGTTTCCTATAAAGAGGGGGTGGGGATCGAGTTGCAACAAAATTGCCTAAAAAGGTCCGGTTACGATTCCGGAGTACTTTGTCGAGACGCGCCCTTGGCAGGGAGGCCAGTACCGATTTATGGGGGTAGTTTAGAAAAGTGTGGGGTCGTTTGTATAGATCTAGGGGTGCGGGGTGCGGGTGGGGGCCCCATTTGATTTGCGGGGGGTACCCCCCGGGTGGGGTAATTTTGCAAGGATTCTTGCGATTCGTATAATGGGAACCGTCGAGGCAATTCCGTCTCGACACCAACGGAGAAAGCATATGAAGATTATTCAAGAGGCTAACAAGCACGCTCGTATCCGTGCACGTCGCGTCGGACAGGTAATCAAACGTGACAGCAAGCGCGTTGCGGTTATCTGCAAGACGCTGCAGAAGGCTGGCGTGAATATCGCGGATGTGGGCATCGATAGTTCGTCGTACAACATCAGCATCACGGGGCCACGTGCAGACTTGGATGTGATGTTCGGTATCCTGCGCCGCCTCGGACTGCAGCCGACGAGTCGGCCACAAGAGAAGACGCAATACTTCAGCACGTACTGGACGTTTGAAGGTACAACGGACTATATCTTTGTGATGTTCACATCAACGTCCTGCAAGCGTGTGCAAGTAGGCACGAAGATGGAAGAGGTTCCCGTGTACGACACGGTGTGTGAAGAGTAATCAACTGGGGCGGGACTGACACCGCCCCTTCTTTTAACGGAGAAAGCATATGAGTATCTATGACACTGCTGACCTGATTGAAAATTGTGGTTATTGGATGACCTATCACCATCTTACTGATGCGTATCGCCTGCCACGCAGGCAAGCATTGTGGATGATGTGGATCGCACGTCAGTACATGCTGCATCGTAATGGTCGATCATTCTTTGAACGTATCCTCGACAGAGTTTAAGGAGCAGTAACATGATTCAGTTAGAACTAGCGTTGAGCAATCGCGGCCCTGCTGCACTGACAGAGCGCGAGAAGATTATGCGATACCGACTGATGGTCCTGCGAAAGGGCGTCGAACTTGAGAAGCTTGGAATGAAGAAGCGTGGCATTAGCTGCAGCGCAGCGGCCCGCAAAGAACTTGGAATGCCGAACAACACTAAACGTGATGACCTGATCGCTGCGCTCACCGCACTGATCCACGCATTCGACAACTAATTCTCCGTGGGGCAGGGACTTCAAACCTGCCCTTTTCTTTTGGCCTCAAATTTTTGATACCAGTTATGCGTGTGCGCGGGGGGCTGTGTGTGCGCGTGATTGCGTGGGAGTTTTGCAAGTTACCTTGCGATTCGTATAATGGATCTCGTGGCGATGTTGCCACGCGGAGGAAAAGCTTATGTGGTCTGTTAAATCTGCAAACGCGCTAGTCGGCGGATTGTCCGCGCCCGGTAAGATGCCGTGCCCGTCGTTCTCGATCAGCGCATTTCTGTGCAAAACCGGCGGGCTTCTGTCCAAGATTCTTGGCTCGGTGTGCGCGATGTGCTATGCCCGCAAAGGCCGGTACATTTTCCCGAACGTTCAAGCTGCACTGGCTCGGCGCATGGATGTGCTGGCGCGTGCTCTTGCCGACACCGAGTTCCGGGCTGAGTTCATTTCGGCGATGGCCTACCTGATCTCGCGCAAGCCGTGGTTCCGGTGGCATGACTCAGGCGATCTGCAATCGGTCGCACACTTCGGCCTGATCTGTGACATAGCCCGGGCGACACCCGACACGGTGCACTGGCTCCCAACTAAGGAACCGCGCTTCGTGAAAGGTAACGTTCCGGCCAACCTGATCGTGCGAGTCTCGGCCCCTCACATCGACCAGCCACCACCAAAAGGCGCAACGCATACCTCGACTGTGGTGTCGGATAAAAACAACGCAACCTGCCGAGCGTTCGAGCGGCAAGGCAAGTGCGGCCCCTGCCGGATGTGCTGGGACAAGAATGTTGCAAACGTGGCTTATTACAAACACTAACCTACGGGGGCTTCGGCCCCCTTTTTTTGGCCCCGGAAAAATTGAAACCAGTTATGCGTGTGCGCGGGAGGGGGTGCGTGTGAAAAGCGCAGGCCGTGCTTGACTTCGGGCTTGCGAATACCCCCCAACCATGATGCGGTCATTTTTGCAGGACATTTAAACGCCACGCCGTGCCATGTGTCAGATTTCACGCTGTGTGTCAGGCCATGTGTCAGAAATTTTTACGCTCTGACACACGATTTTGGTCGCGTAAGTACTTGATTTGATTAGGAAAAACGACGTTTGCTCAAAGAAATGTGTCAGATGTGTCAGGATTTTTGAGGGGATACCCGGAAAAACGGGATCGACAGGAGCGAGGACGAGGGGAGGCAGCAAGTGCATGGACAACACTTATGGGAGCCGTCCTCTCTCTAAAATCTCTGACACATTGACACACTTAAAGTATTACTTTAACTTTTTATTTATTTATTTATAAGAAAATCAATAACTTACACCGTCTCCCTCCGCCCCATACCCCCCAAATCGCGTGTAATTCCATAAGTTCAAAACCTGACACACTCTGACACATCTGACACACAAAGCAATTTTGTTGCAATACAGGGCAAAATAGGTAGGTATCTGGACTAGACAGCCGTTTAAACATTCCATAAGATACCTTCCATAACGCAGCGGGGTGCTGCGGACAACAGGAGAAGCAACGTGATCAACCAAGACATACAACTAGTGACCCGCGCCATCCGCTCCATCGAGCGGGGAGATAAGGAGAGCGCCGCCTCGTTCTTGTTGGACGCCCGGAAGCAGACCCGGAACCGTCACATCAAGAGCCTTGCCTTTGCCATCTCTGACCTGCACAACCTCCGACCCTACACGGAGCAGGTCATCAAGGATCGGCAGATCGCCCTCGCCTACATCATGAAGCAGACCGAGCAGACAGGAGAGCAAGCATGAAGACCGTCACCCGAGAAGCATGGCTGAACCAAGCCCTCGATATGCTCCGTCCGTGGTTCCTCGCCCGTGCCGAGGCCATCATCCCCCAAGACGCCCGTGTCTCTGTCGGCTTCCCCGGCGGTGGCTCTGCCCGAAAGCGGATCGGGGAGTGTTGGGCACGGAGCCAGAGCAAGGACAAGGTGAACGAAATTTTTATCAGCCCCGTCCTGCATGACCCCGTGCGGATGCTCGATGTGCTAGCCCATGAGGCGGTACACGCGACGGACGACTGCCAGAGCGGACACAAGAAGGAGTTTAAACGTGTCGCGACAGCCATCGGTCTCGAAGGGAAGATGACGGCGACGGTGGCCGGGGATGAGTTGAAACGCGAGATCGAGCGGATCATCAAGGCTCTGCCCGCCCTCACGCATGGTGCGCTCGACCTCTCGACACGGAAGAAGCAGCCGACCCGGCTCGTGAAACTGGAGTGTGACGGCTGCGGCATGATCATCCGAACCACAGCCAAGTGGATCGAGCAGACGGGCAACCCGGACTGTGCTTGCGGTGGTCACTTCCACAGTTGACAAGGATTTAAACCGAGAGTATTCTGTAAGAAACGTTACATAACAGGAGAAGCAACATGGACATCGCCATCAAGATCGCAGACAAGACCAACCGCCGTGACCCCGGCACTCTGTATGCCAAAGCCCTCGACCGCCACACGCAGATCGAGCGGGAACTAGCCCGGGTCATGAACAAGTGGCAGAAGAGCCGCGCTGTGTTGAAGCGCGTGGAGAAGAAACTGGACGAGGCACAAGCTGCCTCATGGGAGGTGTGAGATGAAGAAGTTTTTAGTTTCGCTCTGCCGTGTAGAGCACCGCGTATACCAGATCGAGGTCGAGGCCAAGACAGGCGAGAAGGCACATGACATCGCCGTCGAGAAGTTTGAAGACTTCCGCGATGAAACGTTGGATGAGGGCGACGAGGCTTTCACAGACTGCGGCATCGTCCATGCGGAAGAGTTTGTTGAAAACGTCGAAGAGGTGCAGTCATGAGCAGCACAGACGAAGCGGACGAAGCAGAGAAGGTCAAAATTCTAAAAGAGAAACTCCGAGCGATTGGGTTCATTGCAGCAGCGGCTCTGACCGAACCCGACGAAAAGATGTCGCAGAAGTTCTCTGGCTTGGCCGAGACGTTACTGAATAAATTCTTGGTGACGTTAGTGCCGGAGGAGGATCGAGACACGGTCACCGACCATATCGAAGACTTTGCGGTGCAAGCCTACGAGGAGTTCCAATTATGAAAAAGTTAACCAAAGAAGATAAGGCCGAGGTCAAGTACTTCCAAGACAAGATGCGCTCCGTGGGGTTCGTCGCAGCAGCGGCCATTGTCGAGCCGCAGGACGAGTTATCGGAATACCATGCGGGTTTCGCAGACAGGTTGCTCACATTTCTCACACGAGAACTCGACGACGAGGGAAAGCGACTTATCAATGCGAGGGTCAAAGCCTACGCACTCAAGGTATCGAGGATAAAGTTATGAACGACACCGATTTCCAGATCATCGAGATGTATTACGAGGACGGCATGAAGGAGAGCGAGATCGCTGCGTCCCTTGGCCTGTCTGTCTCGACCGTACATGAGGTGCTGTTCGAGTTCGATCAACTAGATAACAAATCCATGTTCGAGGAGTAAGCGATGTTTAAATGCAATGACTGTCAGCACACGTTTGCCGAGCCGCTCTACGTCAAAGAGCGGGACATGATCGACACCGAGATGGGATCGCGGCCGATAACGTACACCGCCGAACTGTGTCCGAAGTGTCAAGGGCAGCGCATCGTGTTAGAGGAACCGAAAAAAGAAATACCCGTCATGGGAGATGACTATTTCGGGGATTGCAAAAACTGTGTAGATTGGTAATGTAAGGTAGTTCGATATATCAACCTAATAGGAAAAGCATCATGAACGAATCAGATATGCCGCGTGAGTGGTGGCAAGACCAAGATCAAGACGAGGCTTGGATCAAGCAGCAAGAGGAAGAGATGCAGCAGCGCGAAGCAGAAGCGCAGCGCGTCCCCGTGCAGTTAGAGTTGCCCTTCGATGCCCCGACCGAACAAGAGTTAGAGGAAGAGTACGACGCCTTCATGGCGCGGCTCGAAGAAGAGGCCAAGCGTCATGAGAGTTGAAGATCGCAACGTCGCTATTCACGGCACCTCACTTCGAGGTCATATCAACGTGGACTACGACACGCTTGTGCGCGTGTTAGGTGAACCCGAGCGAAGCGATTTCTACAAGACACAGGTCGAGTGGGCGGTGCGCTTGTACGACGAGGAGACCGGCGAGTCTACGGTCGTCACCGTGTACGACTGGAAGCAGGGCGACTGCTATCTGGGTGAGGGCAACGGCATACCGCCCGAGGCGGTGACCACATGGAACGTGGGCGGCTACAGCAGCGATGCGTACTACCGTTTAAATGATCTGCTGATGACGGTGCAGGAGATGGCAGCGTGACACCCGAAGGGAAGGTCAAGGCCAAGGTCAAGAAGATACTGACCGACATCGGTGCGTATTACGCCATGCCTGTGGGTGCGGGATACGGACACGCAGGAACGCCCGACTTTCTTATCTGCTACCGAAACCAGTTCCTAGCCATAGAGACGAAGGCAAAAGGAAACAAGCCCACCGCCTTGCAAGAGGCCACCATGCAAAGGATCAGAGACGCGGGTGGGCGCGTCTTTGTGATCGACGAAACCAACGTAGACAACCTACGCAAGGAGATTGAACGTGAAGATGACCGATAAGATTCGCCGCTTGCTCCAGAAGGGCAAGACCGCGCAAGAGATCGCAGCGCAGCTCAAGATCAAACCGAATCGTGTGTACACGGTGAAGTGGTTGGATGCGAAGAAGCAGAAGCCCTCGAAGATCGTCAATGCGGTGCAGGAGATGAAGGCCACGCTCGATGCGTTGGACAAGATTAAAGACAAACCGAAGAAACAGGATTGGGGTATCGCACTAGAGTGCCGTGATCATCCCCCCGCCGATCTCGTGAACCATCCCCCGCATTACAAATCAGGCGGCATCGAGACCATCGATTTCATCGAGGCGAAGGATTTAAATTACCGCTTGGGCAATGTGGTCAAGTACGTCAGCCGTGCCGGTAAGAAAGCCTCCGACCCTGTGCAGGATTTGGAGAAGGCTGCGTGGTATCTGCAGCGTGAGATCGATGCGAGGAAGTCTGCGTGAGTACCGTTGTGCTCAACGACTCATGGCGAGCATGGGTTCTTGAGAACATAGACCGGGGCTGCACACAGCAGTCGATGGTGGACTCGATGGTGGAGGCGGGGTGGCCAGTCAAAGTTGCTCCGGCCATCATCGAGCACGTTCTGCGCGAGCGGGAGTTATTTAAATCAATCAACGCAGTCCCGAGACTCGTCGATCTCCCTGCGCCCGTGAGTGTGTCGATGGCTCTGAAGATGCCGCCGATTCTCGTACTGGACAACCTGCTGACAGACGAAGAGTGCGACACGCTGATCAAAGACGCGACACCGCGCCTGACAGATTCGTCAGTCGTTGAGACAACAACGGGCAACAGCGTACCGAGTGAGAACCGCATCAGTCGCGGGATGTTCTTCCAGTTGGCCGAGACGCCGACCGTGGCGCGGATCGAAGATAGGCTGGTGAAGATGTTCGACTGGACGCCAAAGCACCACGAGGGGCTACAGGTGTTGCACTACGGCATCGGGGGACGATACGACCCGCACCATGACTACTTCCTGCCGAGCACGGAGAGCGCGACCAAACTGACCGCAGAGACGGGGCAGCGACTGGGGACGGTGCTGCTCTATCTCAATACGCCCGAGGAAGGTGGCGGCACACAGTTCACCGACATTGGACTAGAGGTCGCGGCGCGGAAGGGTAGTGGCGTGTTCTTCAGCTACGACAGGCCGCATCCCTCGACGCGGACGCTTCATGCAGGACTGCCTGTGGTGAAGGGCGAGAAGTGGGTGGCGACGTTCTGGTTCAGAGAGAAGGCAGATGAAACCCAAAAATGAGTTTGCATTCCCACAACTAGAGTCCGAGCGACTCACATGGTGGGGTCATGGCATGACACTTCGAGACTACATGGCGAGCAAGAGTTTAAATGCTCTGATCGTCTCATCCGGTGTCCTGCTGCGCCCCGAGCAAGCAGCGAAGATCGCATACACATACGCCGACGCAATGTTGGCAGAACGAGAGGTTAAAAAATGAATCTGTTTCAAATTGGTAGAAAGCGTTTCAGCAGAATCTTCTGGCGTATTCTCGACGAGAAGACGGGAGAGGACTACAACGAAGACTTCGATGATCTGGACGCGATGTTCGAGCATCAGCAAGCTCTGCGCTTGGAGGCTGATTACAAGACCGGGTCAATCAACTGGACTGAACTGGAGGATGTGTACCGCCTCGTTAAGTTCTTCAGTCCTCGCGTGATCGCAGAGGTGGGTACCTTCATCGGCGTGTCTACGCTGACGATGCGGGTGGCCGCACCCCATGCACGGATCTACACCTGTGATGCGTCGAACGATCTGAAAATCTCATCGGTGGAAGACGAGCTGCTGTTCCAGTATCCGAGGAAGACATCGACCGAGATGTTCAAAGATCTGGCCGAGAAGGGTGTGGGCGTCGATCTCATCTACCTCGATGGCCGATTGCAGCAGGAAGACTTTCAGTATTTTCCAAAGATCATCCACGACCAGACCATCTTCGTCTTCGATGACTTCGAGGGAATCGAGAAGGGCGTAGTCAACGCGATGATGCTGGAGTCCCCGGTGCGGGTACTGATTTATCCCAAGAGCGGAATCCGCAAGACCGCCGTATCATTACCACTCCAGATGCTGCAGTTCGCGCCGCAGGAGGCCACATGATCAGGTGGATATTGGATTTCTTCAAACGTGCGGATGAGTTTCGCAGGAAAGAATGGGCACACGTGCCGCCCCCGGCATGGGGGGCAAAGCGTGGTGGGAGGGATTACTGGTGAGCGAAAAGAAAGGGCAGACCCTAGCAGATGCAGTAAAGTCCATCTTTGAGAAGGGCTTGGCAGCGGCGGGTGAAAACAAATATGACGAAGCCATCGGCATTCTTGAGAACATCAACCAGATTCACCCTGCTCTTGTCGCATCTGCTTTGCAGACCGGGCGTTGTCACTGGGAGATGCACCGTTGGCAACCGGCGAGAAAGTATTTTGAGTTAGCACATCGTTTCGACCCGACCAACGACGATACGGCGTTGACTCTGGGTTTGCTTGCTCTCCAGATGGGTGACTTCAAAGCTGGGTGGGAAGGCTACGAGCGACGATGGGGTAGCAAGACTTTTAATTCCCCACGTATCTCTACGATTCATCCGCAGTGGGAGCGTGGTCTTTTCT